CCACTGCCGGTTCGGGTATGCCCGGACCAGGGCTGTACCCAGCTTTTTGGCCATCCACATCTCTATTTTGGCCGTTCTCTGGGAAGGGGATTCCGCTTCATCGATGTAGTTATAGTCGCCGTACACCGGATCACCGCCGCCCCGGGTCATCTTAACCATGGGGACCTCGGGCGCAGACAGATCCTTTGCGACCAGCTGAGAGTCACCAGCCACCGCGCCACTAATACTCGTACTCAGATCAATTTTGCTCATCGATGTATTCTCCGTAAATTATGGCCATATCATCCTCATCGCCCATGTCGTACACCATCGGGCCTGGTTCCAACGAGCGTGCGTCGAGCCGCAGTCCGCAGCTGCCACACCTCATGCCTACCGAGCCTTCTGGTACCCACTCGCCGCCGAGCGTGGTGATATATCGTGGATCTATCATCTCGCCTGCCTTCGGCATGTGGTCGTACTTAAACGCGGGGTTTTTACACCTGGCGTGCATCACTATTGCGTGTCCCATGGCAATTCGCCCTCCCTCTCCTCCATGTTGCGGTGAGTGAGAAGGGCGCCAAGCCCATCAATTCTCCCCGACACCTTCTCTCGTGCCGGGCCACAGGGACAATCTTCTGACAGGGTATGGCCTCTATAGAGCGAGCCGTACCTGTTGCAGGGGGCTACATGCGTTGCATCCGGCTCCCTGAATATTCCCCACTTGAGAAAGTCCTTTTGTCTTTTCATGCGTCCTCCGGTTCAAAGTTATCATCCGGTTCGAACGACTGCATGTTCGAATCGCCCAGTATCTCCGCGAACGAGTAGGCTATTGCGTCGCCTTCGTCCGGGCTATCTTCTCCTCGCTTCTTCATGTCGGCTTTCCGCTCCAGGCGGATCCGCTCTTTGTCGTCAAACCCGTACTCTGTACCGATCAGGGCCTTCCTTGTGTCGCTATTGTACGGTATTTCGGCACCCTGGCGCAACCAGTCGCGCATCCGGCCCCACATCTCGGCCCGTTTGTTGTAGTAAGTCTCGTCATCGTCGGGCTTCGAGCCGGCGTTCACCTCGATTATGTCATAACCGAGCATGCGCAGCCGGTCAACGACGCCGGCGCCCACGCCTACTGCGTCGACAAACGTCGCAACAGGGTGATATTGCTTGATTTTCAGCCCTATTTCGCTCGCTGTTTCCATGGTCGATAGTTCACGGAAAGGCAAAAGTTCGTGTATTTTACGCCCCTGGCGCACCACAATAACCGTCTTATCGTCACCGAATCGGGCCACGTCGGCCGATATGACGATGGGTGCATGCAACCAGACCTCGTACTCCAGCTCTTTGTGCATGGCGATGTCGACGATGTCGGTCGGTATGAACTGGGTGGAGCCGGCCCTGGGGAATACACCCCGGACACGTACCCGGATGAAGTCAGAGTCCTCGCCGTAGATCTTGACCCACTCGGCGATCTCCTTCTTGTTGGTCATCTTACAGGACCTGGAGTCGATATGGGTCGTGTTCCAACGCTCGGCGTCCTCGTTGAAGCACGAGACGAACCGGCCGGTGTTCTTGGTTGGGTTACCGAACGCGAACCAGAACGCCCTGGGCGTGGTCATGGCGCCTTCCGACACCTCCCAGATCTTGTCCGGTATACCGGAGGCCTCATCGTAGATGACCAGGACGTAGGTGCCGTGGAGGCCGGCGAAGGCCTCGGAGTTATGCTCACTGTTAGGGATGGCCGACACTAACCAGGTTTCCGGGTGCTCCTTGTGCTTGAATGAGGTGGCCGACCAGTCAAACCAGTGATTGGTTATGCACAGTTTGTGCCAGAGCGCCAGCTCACGCCAGGTCTTGGTGGTCAGCTGTGACGTGGTGTTGGCCGTCACGACACCCGTTAGGTGCGGCCTCGTGGACATCTGCCATAAAATGATCCATGCCACCATGGTAGATTTACCAATACCGTGCCCCGAGGCCACGGCCTCTCGGATACTGGCCTCTGGGTCGTCCTTGATGATTTGGCAGGTCCGCAGCATCATGTCTCGCTGCCAGGTATCGGGGCCATCGAAGGCTTCGAGCATGGTTCCCTTCTCTTTCCAGGGGAACGCATACATGACGAAGCCGTAGAAGTCGTCATAAAACTGCTCTACGTCGGCAAGCAGCTCGTCTTCAAACTGATTTTCGGACATGCTCATAGCAGCATCCCCGGCAGGTTTACCAGTGCAGCAACAACCACAAACACAATGAAGCCCAGGCGCACGATACCGCACTGCAGGACGAACGCAACCAGGTCCAGACACTTCTCCATGGTATTCTCCTTACTTCTTTGATTTCGATATCGCGTTGTCGCGCCGCTTCCTGGCCGCTTCTAGCCTGGCGGCGTGATCAATCGTGATGTTCTGCTCAACATCCTGCTGGATCTTGTCGCCGAACCGCTTGTAGTGCAGCTTACTGGCGATCCATTTCCTACTGTCGACCTTGAGCCGGTCGCGGTTGACGGCCGCACTGTTGGGCCTGCCGTCGAATGTCTCGTCGTGCTCGTTATTATCGGAGATCTCGATGATATCATCGATGGCCATCTTCTCGGCCTGGATCATCCGTGCCTCGTCGTAGGCTTCCTTCACGCTTTTATCGCGCAGCATCAGCTTGTAGAACGAATCTATCTTGTCTCCCATGAAGACCCTGTCGCACGCCTGCTGAACTGTAGCACCTAGTGCTATAGCAACCAGGATCTCCTCGACCATGTCCTCGCTCCAGATCCGCTGCAGCGCCTTGATCTTGGCGTCGGCCAGCTGATCGGCGGCTTTCTTATCAGAAATGAGGTGTCCTTCGAGCAGAGAGGGCGCAACACGTAAGGTTTTGATGGCTTGCTTGATGTTCTCGCCGGCCGCAACCCGCCCCAGGATCGCATCCCATTTCGCAGGCGTGAGGGCTTTCCCCTGCTCGGCGGTCTTTGCAACCTTACCGCGCTTGCGCAGGTTTTGCTTCTTGTCGCCCTCAACGGCCGGCAAGAGAGTTCCGGTAAGAGCTGTCATGGGTTATTGTGTTTCTCCCAGAAATGCACGCCGCCGTAGACAATGTAGCCTACCCAGACGCCGATAAGAAACGCCACCCAGGGCGTCAGCGTTATATAGCTGAACATCGGCTAGGTGTCCTTGAAAGGATTGTGGTTGGGTTTCTCGTACTTTCGTACACCGCTAAACCGGTATACGTCGTAGGGTCGCTCGCGCCCAGCCAGGGCATATACCAAGCCACGCAGAGATACCTTTCGGGTTTTGACCTTTTTCGTTGCCATTTGTGTCTCCATTCTCCCTTGTGGGAAAAAGCATTGGGGCCCTGTATGAGAGGGCCCCTCCGCCCGTTCACCGAACCTGCCGCGGCGCCAGGAGAATGGGAACACCGATGCAGGTAGGCCGATTATGACAGACACTGAGGAGGGAAGCAAGTATCAATTTGTTCGCGGCTGCCAGTTTTTGATAGGTCCGGTGATACGAGCGTCCGGGGTAACGGGTTAACGGTGTCATCGAGCGGCGTGATTGGGATTTATATTCCCGCCAGAAAATATAAAAAATTTTATATATCCCCCTCACACAGCCAGAAAAAAGTCCTCGCTCTTATTTAGGGGTATGACCCGCTGGCGCGGGCCCAAGGCCTCGAAATAGAAAACCTCCGTCATCCCGGAAGATGGGACCCGCTGCCCAAATCGACCTGGAGGGCCCCGTGGTCCGGCCTACCCAGGCGCCGCCACCAGGCACCCCCCATGCCTTCATCCGGGATGCCGGGGTAACGAGGTGCCGGGGTAACGTGAGGCCTCTGATCCAGGCGCACGCGCGATATCCGGGGCTAACGTGGTAAGATGAGCTGGTCCCAGGAATACGGCCTCCTGAGCGGCCCTGTGCCTGGCGATCCCACCTCGACCCATACCTGAGCATGGCCTGATATGGGGGATATGGCGCCCTGGTGTCACCCTGGTGGGGTGGCTGCCTGGTGCTACCTGGTGCGCACCTGGGAGGCCTGCCGCCTGGAGAATATGCGACCTGGATCACAGGAATACCGCGTACCTGGCCCGGCTGGCACCGAGGCCCAGGCATACTACACTGACGACCGCGAGGACGCCCAGGACACCGCCCGCTACACCTTCGGGGCTGATGTCGGCATCACCTGGCGCACAGTCAACGAGCACCCCAGCCAGGGTGGCGTCAAGGAGGTGTCGGCATGAGTAAAACCATTGCAGCATACATCGCCAAGCACCCGGAGAAATTCGAGAGCTGGCACACTGAAGACAACAACGCACGCGGCCTGGATTACTGGGTGTACTGCCGAGATCCATACTACTGCCCGGACATGGAGACGCAGACCATCCACGAGGATACGGTGCAGGAGACACTGGCCAAGCTGCGCCGGGTCCGTGTCGGCCGGTACAACGGGTACTGCTGGGAGGACATACCCACAAAGGGATAGAGACCACCAAGCCCCCGCCGTGCTACGGTGGGGGTGTACCATTTATCGCAAACCAGGAGACACGCACATGAAATACTTCATCATCGAATTTGGATCTACCGGCGCCACCAACCTGGCAGTGGCAGTGGCCACCACCCCCACCAAGTACAAGGGGCATCGCTTCAATGCCTCCGCGGCCAGCCACCAGCTGTACAGCAGCGTGCGCCGCCAGGGCGAGGACCTGACCTGGGGCTGGGTTGACCAGGAAAAGCCGTTCACGTCCTTCCCCCAGGACGGCGTCGTGCAGGAGCTGTCCCGGGAGGACTACATCACTGTAGCGATTGAGCGTGCCAGGAAGGGCTGCTATCACGCCAGCGGTGTTCCAGGCTGGGGTCACAAGATCCGGGAGGAAATCAAGGAGGAGCTGGCCGAGATCGAGGAGCGCCAGGCACGGGACATCAAGAAAAACGCCATCTGATCACTGACGAGACCTGGGTGGTACCCAGGCGAAACGCCCCCAGGGGCGTCTGATCAAACCAGGAGAACGAAAAATGAGTTACAAGCGCGAATCACTAAACCTGCTGGCCACCGTGGCCGTCACACTGACTGTACTGGGTCTGCTGTTCTGCCTGGTAGAGTTCACCATCCCAGCCCTCCAGGAGCGCCAGTTCATTCTGGAGTGCGTCCAGGAAGGCTGGATCACCGACACCTGCGTAGAGTCTCACCATTTCTGGAGGTACAACTGATATGACCATTTTCATCACAGTAGAATTCAATGACCAGCTGGCCGCCACCAACCAGCCCGTGGATACCCTGGATACCGGCGTCGCCATCGTCAATAACGAGGTGGGCTTCGACAATACCATCCAGGCCTATGTCTGGGAGGAAACCAGCCGCCTGGTAGCGTATTGCCAGCACGGTCCTGCAGCTGAAAAGCCGCAGTACCTCAACATCGACACACTTGTGGAGGATTACCGCATATGAAGACCGAGGAAATTACAGCCGCCGCATCCCGTTGGGGTGACCTGGTAACCGAGAAGGTGTTTGCCCCCAGGCCAAACTACATATTCCACAAGCGCGTATGGCAGGCGCGCCGCCGAGGCCTCCGGGCCGAGGGGATCCGCAAGTCCTACTGATGAGCCTGGGGGTGGTGCCCCCAGCGAAACGCCCACCAGGGCGTCTAGGATAACCAGGAGACATACACATGGCTATATACACTGACAATTCATTCGAGGACCTGCGCACCAGGGACCTGGCTGCACTCAAGGTAGGCAAGGCCCACGGCAAGCAATACTACAGCGTGCCGGTGCGGATCCTTTTTAACGACAGCCGCAGCTGCAGCACCGTGGCAATCAAGATAGTCTGGGTCAAGGCCCGCAACGCCACCGAGGCCGCCAACTACATCCGTGACGAGTACAGCTGGCGCCCGGAGACCGAGATATATGCCTACGGTCCCAAAGGCGGCAAGATCCACCGCTACATTGGCTGGGAGTCCAGTATCGGCAACGCCCTCTTGGGCGGCGCCACTCCCTCATCACATTCACTCAACCTGGAGGGCTAATCATGCCTAGAATATACACATCCGCCAGCGACCCTGTGGACTTCTGTAACGACTGCTTTCCGGATCAGTACGCCGCCCTGGAAGAATATGGCCTGGAGGCCGAGGGCGAGGGCCCTGACGGCCGGGGAGACTGCTTCGCCTACGACGCTGAACACCCGGCGTACGCCGACGAGTGCTACAGCTGCGAGGTGTGCGGCGCAGAATTATGGGGGGCGAAACAGTCCTCCGGGACTGTCTGATCAAACCAGGAGAATTAATATGTACGGTTATTTATGCTTCTATAACGGTAAGACCGCCGAGGTCTATGCCGAGTCACTCTACCAGGCAAAGCAGCAAGCCGTGGAGGCCTTCAAGGTACGCAAGAACAAGGCGCACCTGGTTTCCGTGGTCATCTGTGAACGTCCTGATGGATCCGTTGTCGAACACTCAACAGGAGAATTCTGATGAGCGCATTAAACTGTCCCCAATGTGAGGCCTGTAATCCCCGGGATGGGGCGCTTCAAGGCGCCCTGGGCGACCGTGCCCAGCTTCGCTGCAGGTTCTGCGGCCAATGGTGGAGTGTCCCTGTCGAGGACCTTGACCCTTACTTTTTTACGGAGGTAGATGAAGATGAGTGAAAACGACCGACGTGTAAACCGCGCCACCATTGCTATCCACGCCTATTATTCCCAGGATCCGTCCGGGGATGACAGGCGCACCGTCCTGGTGGACCTGATAGCGGACCTGCGGCACTACGCCCTGGCCCATGACATCAACTTCGAGGACGCCCTGACTTCCGCCACCAACCACTACCTGGCTGAGAGCGTGGGCGAGGAGGGCTGCTGATATGCGAGACGTACCCCTGGAACAACTCATGAAGGAAAGGCCGCTCAGGGAAAAGCTGGCGGACTTCTTCGACAAAGACTGGAGAGAGTGGCTTGAGCTCAGCGGTAATTTGATCGTGGCTGCCCTGTTTACCTGGGGATTTATTGTCGGCCCCATCCTCCTCGTGATTCTTATCTCTGGGATGGTGACCCGGTGATGCCCCGCAGCTGGATAATCTGGACCATAGCCGATGCGGTCGAAACGCTCCTGGCCCTGGTGCTGCTGTTCTTCCTGGCAGCGCCGGTCTGGGCACTGGCGTATATCTCTTATGAGATATATACTTCCACCTTTCAATGACCGACAATTCTGTTGTAACCCACCCATAGGAGTAGTAAATAATGAGAGACCATACCGCACAACGCCCTGTATACCTTGTTAACGTAGCTCAAGGTAACCGTGTAGCAGATCGGGAGGCGTTCGTTCGCTCCTGCGCTCTGCTGCGTTCTGAAGAGATCCCCTTCAAGGTCCTGGAAAGCCGCAACTACCTTCCGGGTGACCCGGAGATCATTGTCCTGTCCGAGGAGTATGCCGACGCTGCCTTCGGTATCGCTTCGTCCTACAACCAGCCCAGCGTGACCTACCTGGCATTCGACCGCGTTGCCTACGTGCAGACAAATCAGGAAAAAGGTGCCACAGGCGGCGCTATCCTGGGTGACTTCAAGGCCGTCGGTCCTGAGTACCAGGGCGCACGCTACTTCGACAATAACCGCAACCAGGCTTACGCCATCATCTAAGGAGAACCATCCATGAAACAGACACTTATCGCAATCGCACTGTCCGCCACATTCTGCTGGTCCTCATACGCCCTGGCAGAAGAAGGCCTCTCCGTTGAAGATGCGGTAGGCCTCCTCGAAGGATCCGCTGCCGGTATCGTGGAGTGGTGTATCGAGAATGCCGAGGCCAAGGAGACTACCATCGGCGAGTGCATCAGCTCAGTATACCGCGGCGCTGCCCAGGTCCTGGTGGAGGAG